TAAAAGAAAAATTCGATGTTTCAGGTGAAACATATGAAGAACTTTTGGAATCTTTAAATGAAAAAATCCATTTGCAAACATCAAATGTTGGTGATCAATTCAAAAAGGAAAAGGAAATTTTAAAATCAAAAGTTTCTTTTCTGGAATCTGAATTGGAAAAGGTAAAATCAGAATTTGAAAGATCAACTTCTGAAAAAGTTATCATTGATAAAATTTCACCGTATTTACAAAGATTTGAATTTGTAACTGAAAAAGTGAAACAGATGGCAATTCAAGATTATTTGAATTCCAGAAAATTCATTAATTCGGATGGTGAAATATTTTTGGAAATTGATGATAAACCTGTTGCAGCAATTGAACATGATTTTGAAAAACATGCACTGCAATATGCAGTTTTAAAAAATCAAAATTCACCAACTAAAAAACCAACATCTGTTGAAATTTCAGGCACTGATGCATCATTTGGTGATTCAATTTCTGAATTGTTGAAGGCATTGAAAACTGCACCAGTGGATGAAAGGGAAGCAATTAAATCCAAAATAAAACTTTTGGAAAGTAAAATGAAAAATTAATTTAATAATCAAAAAAAAATAATTAAAATATGGCTTTTACGGCAGGAGTTTTTACACCATCAGCAATTGCGGATGTTGTAATTGCAGAACAGGATCTTTTGGCAACTTCCAGAATGTCTGAACTTTCACAGGAAATTGTTGCAGGTCAGGCATTATTAAATCATCAGGATCCCAATGTTGTAACCATTGGTGAAGGATCTTCATGTATTGGTGCAAAGATATATACAATGCGTTCTGCTTCATTGGAAGCAGCAAATACAACACTGGCATGTGCTATTCCGGCAGGAAATAAGGCAGGTACTGAAGCATTGACATTACAAAAAACATTATTGACAAAACCACAAAGGTTTTCAATTGATGATACACAGTGCAGAAATGCAGTTGATTTCATGAAACAGATGGCATATCTTGGAATGAAAGCAAAGGTTGGTTTGGAAGTTGCACTTTCAAAAGCATTGGTTACATTGGCAGGAACAGGTGCAGATACACCAGATGCAGATTGGTTTGAAACTACTGGTACAGTAAGTGGTACAGATTATGAAATTTCAGCAGCAAATTTTGATTCTGATGTTTTGGCAGATCTTCAATGGGCAGGAAAGGCATCAGATATGAACATGCCAATTGTATTGAATGGAAGAAATTTTTTCAACAAAGCAATTTTGGAACAATATGCATCACAGGGATGTTGCACAAATGATGCAATCCTGAACAGAAATCAGGTGTTTGACATATATTGGGATGCAAAGAATGTTGATTCAACACTGGGTACTGGTTCAACACTTGTTATTGACAAAAATTCAGTATTGTTCTGGTCATCTCATGTGTATGACAATATGGGAATGGAAACAATGATTGAACAGGGCAAAGAATCATCTGATAGGTACCATTTTGTTGATATACTTCCACGATTAAAGTATTTTGCAAATGGTGCATTACAGGATATTTATGTTGATGTAAGGGTTGAAAAAGGTTGTGTTTTGGATTCATTGAATGTTTCCAGAAATGCATGGAAATTTGAATACCTGTTGTTTGGTGCAATGGCATTAAATCTTCCAAATCAGGATGGTTACAATGGTATTATATCTGTAAAAAAGGTCTAATTAAATCGTTCATACACATATATAAAGGGGTGCAAATGCATCCCTTTTTTTATTTATATTTGTAAAAAAAAAATTATGAATTGTTTAAATAACATTGTCGGCATTACTGAAAATCCAAATGTTTGTCTTCCAATTTATACACAATCTTTATCTGGTTTTTTTCTGGAAGATACAACTGCCGGAAGGATTCCAATTCAACCTGCTTTTTATCAAAACACAAATCTGATTGAAAGTATAATTCCAAATGCAATCAATGAAGCATTGAAGGAAATTAGATTAGCAACAGAAAAACGATTATTAAGGGTTTACAACAATCACATTACAACCATTGGATTCAGGAATGATTATACTGGTTTAATGGGATCAACAAATGATTGGTATTATTTGTGCCTGAAACCAAAAAATATCAGGGGTGCAATAATGACAATAAATAGTATCAATATATTTACCGGCAATGGAAAGTTTACCGGAAATATAAAGATATTGAAAGGCATGTATGGTGAAGAAATATTATATGATGGTTTAATAACTGAATTTGAAAAAATGACAATTGATATATCACATGATGATGTATTTGTTGCATACCAATCAAATTCAGCACCACGAAATTTCATTCACAAATCATGTTGTGGTAAACAGGCAGGATATAAAAATTATTTATGGGTTGGATCCGGAACAGTTTCAGATTTGGAAAACATACAATATTCAGATTCAGATTATTGCAATGGTGTTGAATTATCAGTTGTTTTTGATTGTGATGGATTTCAGTTTATTGAAAAATTAGATTTCCAAAGATCACCATTTGGAATTGTTTTTGCCAAATTAGTACAACAGATTGCAAGAAAAAATATTGGATATTGGTTGTTGACCAGTGAAAATATTAATGCATATTCAATTGCAAAGGAAGATGAATTAAGAATGATTTTGGAATATTTATCAAATGATATTCAAACAATGATCAATTATCTGCCAGAAAATTATGATCATTCAGATTGTTACAGATGCACAGGAGTTTTTAAAGATGAAATATTAATATAAATGGACATTGTAGAAAAATTGATATTGGATGATTCACAGTTTCAAAGTGCTGCACAAAAGGCAATTGATACTTTAAAAATCATGGGGAAGGCATCAAATGAAACCAATGCAGCCATTCCAAAATTAAGTGATACATTCAAAAAAACAACTGAAGATATTGCAAAGAATACACAGGTTGTTACAACCAGTGTTCAAAGCACATTATCAAATATGTTGAAATCCAGAACCACATTAAATGAATGGGGATCATCATATAAAGATAAAATGAAAATGGTTCTTCAGTGGGAAAAAGACATAAAAAAGGCATTTGATGAAGAAAGGTCATCACTGGAAAAAAATGGTGCAACTGCTGAAGAAGTTGCAAATATGGTTCAGGCGCAATCAAAGGTTTGGGATGATTGGCGTGAAGCATATGATGAAGCAACCAAATCAGCAGGAAAGGCATTATTGGCAAATGTAGGTGGTGCAGTACAAAAAACAACCGATGCAGTAAAATCAGGTGCCGGTACAATTGGAAAATCATTTAAAGATGCAATATCATCTGTTTCACCTGTTACAGATACATTGATTGATAAATTAAATGAAATTGAAATTGCAGGTATTAAAGTTGGTGATATTACTGGTGCATTGGGAAAAATAACAAATGGTATAATATCATCATTTACCGGATTATTTGCATCACAAACTGCTGCAACTGCTGCAACAACTGCAAACACTGCTGCAACTGCTGCAAACACATCTGCAAATGCAGCAAATGGTGCAGTTATTGCCAGAACAAACATTGCAACCAGAGCATTGGCAGTTGGAAAGGCACTTTTGGCAGGTGCCATGAAACTGGTTACAGGTGGATTTAATATTGCATCAGGTGCTGCAAAGTTATTTTCAAGGGCATTAATTTCAACCGGAATTGGTGCATTAGTTATTGCTCTTGGATCTTTGTATGCATATTTTACAAAATCACAGGAAGGTGCTGATAAAATGTCAACTGCCGGAGCATATTTGAAAGGCATTTTCATGGCATTAACAGAAGCAATTAAACCAATTGGCAAATTTCTTTCTGAAGCATTTGAAAATCCAAAACAAGCAATATCCGATTTATGGGAATTTTTAAAAACAAACCTATTGAACAGGGTAATGGCAATCCCTTTATTTTTTGAAGCAATTGGAAAAGCAATTTCAGCAGGTTTTGATCTTGATACTGAAGGGGTAAAAAAGGCTATGGGTGATGTCGCTACTGCTGCGATTCAGTTTGGTACCGGTCTTGACGAATTGCAACAAAATAAAGTTGGTGAATTTCTTTCTGAAACTGCAAAAAAAGCAAAGGAAACTGCTGATGCAATGTCAGCATTGGAAAAAAGAAAAATTGAAAATGAAAAGGCAACAACTGCATTATTGGTTGCAGAAGCAAATTTGAAGGTATCATTGGCAAAAAATAAAAAGGATGCTGAAGATATTACAAAATCCTATACACAAAGAATTATTGCAGCAAAGGCAGCATTAGGTGCAGAATTACAAATACTTACAGGCAGAAAAGCAATTGCATCTGAAAATTTGGCAATTGCAAAAGCAGAAGCAGCATTACAGGAAAACACAAGGGAACAACAACAAAAAATTGGTGAATTACAAGCAGAATTGGCAAATATTTCATCTGAATCATTAGAAAAACAAATTGAACTACAAAACAAATTAAATGGACTGTATAAAGAAGCAGAAGATAAATTCAAAGAAATATCTGGATCACTAATTACTGAATTGAAGGAAATTGGAAAACTTTCAAGAGAACAGGAATTTGATTTAGTGAAGGAAGAAAAATTGAAGATGTTGTTAAATTACCGGAAAAATCTGGAAGATATTATTGCATTAAATCAAATGCAGGTTAAAGAAGCAAAATCAGATGCAGAAAGGGTTGAAATAAACAAACGAATTGAAAAAATGAATCAATATGTTCAAGCCAATGAAAAACTAATTGAAACATGGCAGAACAAAAAATTCATCAGGGACTGGTTGGAAGACATGGAAACACTGAATGAAAGATTGGAAAAAAGATTCAAAGATCAAATTGATGGTGTTGAAAGACAAATATTAACACTTCAACAAAAGGAACTATATTTTGGCGTTTCATACAATGCAGACATTGAAAAACTGGAAAAGGAAAAAAAGAAAATTGAAAAAAATTTAAAATCATCAAGAATTGAAATTGGTATATTGACTGGACAAATAAAATTTGAAGATGTCCAAAAGGATTCTTTAAGAAAAATACTTATTCCTGATGATGAAGTAATTGAAAAAAGCAGATCAATCATCCAAAAACAAACAAATTTTATTCTTAAAAACATTGATGATGAACTAAATGCAACTGAAACAAAACATGATAGAATAAAGGAATTAGAAAAGCAAAGATTAGAAACCGTATTAAATGGTTTGATTGCTGAAAGGGCAGCATTCAAGTTAAAGCAAAATGAAGAAACTGCCGAATTAGACAGGCAAATTGAAAATGTCAAAAAACAGATGGCAAATCTGGATGATGATTTCACATTGCCTTTCCAGAATGCTGAAGAAATGTGGAAATATCTACTGGAAGAAATGTTTGGCGAAGGAGCAATGAAAAAAATTGTCAAATTTACTGCCGGTGCTGCAATTGCTTTTAATGAATTCAATTCTTTGATTGCAGAATCACAACAACTGCAAATTGAAAACATTGATAAACAACTGGAAAAATTAAGTGAAAAAAGGGAAGATTTAGAAAGTGCATTGGATTATGAATTGGAATTACGAGAACAGGGGTTAGCAAACAATGTTGGTGATAAACAAAAGGAAGTTGATGCAATTTTGGCTGAAGAAGAAAGATTACAAAAAGAAAAAGAAGCATTGCAGGAAGAAGCACAAAGAAGGCAGTTTTTATTGGATACTGCAAATCAGGCACAATCATTAATTACTTCTTCAATTAAAATATTTGAAGGATTTCAGGCACTTCCTTTTGGATTGGGTATTCCATTGGGTATTGCAGCAGTTGCATCATTATTTACTTTATTTGCGAAAGTAAAAATTGATGCGTATAAAGCAACTAAATTATACACCGGTGCGGATTCAATTCAAGATCATTTTGGATTTGGGCAAAGATATGGTGAAACAGATTTGGAAGGAAGGGGTTCAGGTTATAGGTTGGTTGATGAAAGATCCGGAAAACCAACAAATGTAATTATATCCGGAAAAGAAATGTTGGTGCCAGAAAAGTATTCATTGGAACATGAATTGTTTTTTCAAAAAATGAAAGTAGGTGCATTCAATGGTTTGGATTTAAATTCTGCAATTGGGTTTTATATGAATTTTAAAGATGCAAATAGACATCCAGTAAAGAATGTGATTAATGTGCATGAAAGGAAGTTGGTTGAAAAACCATTAAGGCAATGGGTTCCATTTGTTACAAAGGATGGAAAATCAGGTGCCATATTGAAGACAATTGCAGAAAATGAAAAGGATAATTCAATTATTCACTTTAATATTTAACATATGCAGAAATTTATTAATGAATTATTAATCAGGTTTTTTACAGAAAAACCACAATTTTTCAAAATTATTCAGATTATTGGAATTATTGCAGCAATGATTACTGGTTTGCCTGAATTGATTGATCAATACTGTTTTGAAATTCCTGAAGGTTTTGAATTAATGACATCAAAAACAATTGCAGTTGCTTCACTGGTTGCAACATTTGTTGCACAGTTAACAACAACAACAAAGGAAAAGAAGAAAGAAGGATTGGAAGATTAGTGTTTAAATTGAATGTGTTTTTAAGGGGTGCAATGCATCCCTTTTTTATTTAAAAAAATATTTTTATTATTTTTTTATAAAATGTTGTTATTTATTTAATAATACCATATATTTGCATCATCAATTAACACTTAAAACACTTAAAAAATGAACACACAACAAATGACTGGCGCAGAAGCAGTAATTTACAAAGCAACAATTAAGTTTTGGATTTCACAAGGCATGTTACAAGATCAAGCGGAATTAGCAGGATGGGAAAAAGTTGAATCTGTCCGGCAATTGAAAAAACAAAAAGGTATAATTAGATTTTAACCAATTTGAGAATGATGGGGTGCAGCATCCTACACTGCAATTTATTTAAATAACTAAAATAAACACACAATGAAAACTTTAATTCAAAATTTAGAAATAGATCTATATGAATCACCAGTTTATGAAAAAAACATAGACAAATATGGGCAAACAGATTTTCAATGTGTCTGTTGTGCCAGACCATTGAAGGCAGGGGATAAATATAAAATGGTACACATGTCCACAAACTGGAAGGCATTGCACACAAGTATTATTGATGCAAAAGATGCGGAAATAAACGGACTACAAAGTCAAGGTTATTTCGAAATAGGCAATGAATGTGCCAAAAAAATGCCAAAAGATTATATTCACTAAAAAAACAGGGGTGCGCCTGTAACGCACAATTTTTTCACACATAAAACATTTAAACATGAAAAACAGAATTAAGTATTTAAGAAATGCAGATGCACAAATGAAAGAATTTGGATACATAATTGCCACATATTACAAAATCAAATATTATGATGGTGGTGGTATCTTGATGAAGTTTTCATCAATTGATGATTTAATTAACTATATCAATTTGATGTTAATTGATATTGATGAAATTGTAATTGACCATCCAAATTCTTTTCTTTCTTCACATTCAAAATTTTAAAAAAATGGAAAACAGAACATTTAACATTGTTTTCAATGATTCAGAAAATTCAAATGATCTTGGTTTAAAGCAAACATTTGAATACTGTTTTAACTGGATAAAAATCCACAATGGAACACATCATTCATATTTTAAAGATTATCCAAATGGTGTTGTTGAAATTTATTGCAATGAAACAGATGAATTAATTTATTCTGAATTTATATACTTTGATTTGTTATGATTACAGAAATTGAAATTGCAGAATTAAAAAATGAAGAATACATCATTGCTTCATTTACATGGGATGAAAATTACCGGTATGTGTGCAGTGTTGAAGATTTCAAATTATGGATTGATTCAACCTATGAATTGGAAGAATATAAAGAACAATATGAATTTGATTATGGTGAAGGTGAATATGGATGGGAAAGGATGGTTAATTGGGATTATTGTTTTGAACATTATTTTCTTCCAAAATATGTTGATCAATATATTAAAAAAAATAAAATCATACCAAATAATTTACAATATGTTTATGGATAGACAAAAAGACATGGATGATGCTGAACATTTGATACATGAAATATTTTTGTTTTTTGCTGATGAATATTTCAATTTCAATGATTCGCAAAGAAAAGAAGTATTGCAACTTCACAAAAGATATATCAATTATTTCCAACAAAAAAATAAAAGAATAAATGAAGCAATTAAAGGAATCAGTAATGTACATTGAAAATATTGAAGATGTATTTTATGTCAAATCATTAGAAACACCGTACAATTTGGATTACACAATTTTTTATTGTGATAATAAGAACAGGGAAAAGGAATGGACATTCACAATTAATATCAATTAATCATGGAAAACAAAATAACAATTTTGGCAAAAATCAGTATAAAAGATAATTCAATTATAACTGATTTTCAAAAAACATACCGGAAACGGTACAACAAAAAAATGAGTAAATCAGAAGTGATTGAATCAATCATTGGTTTTGGAATTGAAAAAATTAAAACCCAAAATCAGGAAATGAAAAATGAAATTATTAATTACGAAAAACAATAAAAAAAGTGTATATGAACAATTTAATTAAAATCCAAAATGAAATCAAAGTATTGAAATCAAACTTCAACAAATTTGGCAATTACAAATATCGTACTGCTGAAGATATTGAAAGTCAATTAAAACCATTGTTGGAAAAATACAACTGTATCTTTTATTTATCTGATGAAGTAAAACAGGCAGGTAATTATGTTTTTATTGAATCAACTGCAAAATTCATTGATGGTGATTTTATTGTTGAAGTTAAATCACAGGCAGGTATTGACAATGAAAAAGGGATTATGTCATTGGCTCAATCATTTGGATCTTCATCCAGTTACGCCAGAAAATATGCCATGAGTGCATTATTTTTATTGGATGATGTTGCAGATGATGATGTAACAAACAGGCACCAGAAGGAAGATAAAGAGCAAATAAAGGAATTAATTCAAAAGGCATCATCAATCAAGGAATTGACAAAGTTATACAATGAAAATCCTATTATTTCAAAATCAAAGGATTTAATGATGTTGATGGGAACCAGAAAAGTTGAATTATTATGATTGGATTATTTGATTTTGATTCACTTTTATACCAATGTATTTACCGGATTGTTTCAATTGCGCAGATAAAATTTATGATGCAAACAGGATCAACAAAAGAGGAAATAAGAAAATACATCATTGATGAAGCATATACAAAGGTATTGCATCGTTCATTTCAGATTCTTAATTCAATTGAAGATACAGGTATTTATTTTACTGATGTAAAGTATTATGTAACAAATTGTCCATTATCCAGAAGGAAATATATAAATCCTGATTATAAAAAAAACAGGAAATCAAACAAATGGGTTAAAATGTTGCGTGAAAGATTCATTGAAAATGAAATTGTAATACATGATGTTGAATTGGAAGCAGATGATTTAATTGCAATTGAAGCAGAAAAATTAAAAGATGAATATGTTATAATATCCATTGATAAAGATCTTCAGACAATTAAAGGAATTCATTTTGATTATTATCCATTGAAAGAAAATGGTGAATTCATTGGATTCAGGGGTTTGAATTACATTACAGATTTTGAAGCAAAAAAGAATTTTGCAATTCAAATGTTGGTTGGTGATTCAACTGATTCAATTAAAGGATGTCCTAAAATTGGAAAGGTAAAATCAGGCAAAATTTTGGAAAACTGTAAAACAGAAAAACAATTATTAATTGCAGTTTACAGGCAATATTACAGGGTTGCACTGGATGATTCAAATTATGAATACATAAATGAAATGCTAATGAATTATGTCATGTTAAAACTTGGTAAATGTTGATATTATGTTTTTGTATAATTATTTTATTGGTTGCTCTATTTGAAAATAATAAAAACACAAAAAAATGGAAACACAGATAAATCATGTAAAATTATATTTATTGTCAGGAAATAAAATCACGCCAATGATGGCATTTGAAATGTGGGAATGTATACGATTGGCAGCAATTATTTACACATTAAGAAAAAGGGGAATGAATATAAAAATGAAGTTTATGAAAAACAAACATAATAATGGTCAACATTCAATTTATTGGTTTGAAAAATAAGTGTTGTGTTTATTGATTGATTTGGAATCACCGGAAACGGTGGTTCCTTTTAAAAAAAACAAATTATGTTCAAAGAATATTTTTCACACGATTATAACACCAGATCTGATTGGAAGATTCAAAGATTAATTGCAAATCATGGAATGAAAGGATATGGTGTATTTTGGGCAGTTGTGGAAGATTTATATATAAATCAAAATAAACTTCCTTATGATTTGAAAACACTTGGTTTTTATTACAGAATTGAAGATGATATACTGGATGATATTTTGAAAAATTTTGGATTATTCATTATTCAAGATGGAATTATTTCATGCAATTCAATTGACAAAAGATTGTTCACAAGAACTGAAAAATCGGAAAAGGCAAGAATTTCAGCACAAAAAAGATGGAACAAAAGCCAAAGCAATGCAAACGAAATGCAAACGCATACCAATGGCATTGCTATAAAAGAAAATAATATAAAAGAAAAAAATATAAAAGAAAAAGAAAACACATATAAAACATGGAATATTGATGATTTCAAAATTGAAATCAAAAAAATATATTCAAAGAACCAATATCCAATGAACAATGAAGATTATGTTGAATTTCTTAATTACTGGTCTGAAACAACACCAAATGGAAAATTTAGATTCCAATTGGAAAAAACATGGGATACGGAAAAAAGAATTGCCAGATGGTCAAAAAATATTAAAAACCAACCAATACCAACACAAAAAAATACAGTTTTGAATGCATTAAATAAAACGTACCAAAATATAATTGAAAATGAATATTGATAATTACAATCCAGAAACAGAATTGATTAATTTTGAATCAAAGATGAATTACCAGATTGGTAAATGTCCAAAAATTGATGAAATGGTACCAACCAAAAGCATTTCAGACATATTAATTAATAAAGAAAATACAAAACCATTAAAAGGTTTGTTATTGGGAATATTTGCCAGATATTTATCAGTTAATATAAAGGGAAGAAATATATCAAATGAATTTGGTTATAAATTGATGATTGATTTCATTTTAAATGATTGCAAAAATTTGGAATTGCAGGAAGTTGAATACATCTTTAAAAATGGCGTTATGGGCAGATTTGGGCAGTTATACAATGATATTTCTGTTGATACCATATGTGGAATCAATGGATGGATTGAAATGTATTACAAAGAACACAGGAAGAACAGAATGGAAGGTATTAAACCAGTTGAATCTTTTAATTTTACAGGTAATGAAATGACATTAAAGGAATTTCATGAATCACATCCTGATTATTTGGAAAGATCAAATTTATTGGAATTGTTTGAAAAAGCAAAAAAATCTAAATGTGGTGTTCAGGATTTAAAATTGTTTTACAAAATTAAAGGATATACTGTTGGTGAAATGCAGGATGATTTATCAATAATTGCAGGTAAATATTATTCTTTGCAGGAAAAAAACGCAATTACAGAAAAACAATGGGTTGATAATTGGATTAATAACTTTATAAAACAAAATTATAATAAAAAAAAATACCTTTAAGATATGGAACATCAAATCATGCAATGTTTAAAATGCAATAATTTATCAGTGAATTCAATGTTTTGTTTACATTGTTATTCCGGACAAATTGAACCAATATCAAATGATTTACCTTTTTAATGTTTATAAATGAAAAATAACAAAAAACAATTAAATTTCAATCCACAAACACCAGATTATCATCAAGTTGCAAAATTTTATTTAACACCAATTGGAAATTTTTTACCGTGGAAATATGTTGAAAAGAAAAGATTAGATGAAATTCTGGAAGAATGTTATAAACATGGTCAACCACAAACAAAACGATTAATCAATAATTTTTATGATTTTAAAGATTAAAAATTACAGATGTAAATACTGTGGACAACCTTACATGATGCAAACAAATGTATATGCATCAAGATCATTAACAGGATTAAAACAGTGTTGCAACAATGTTGCATGTATGACAGAAGCAGCAATGTTTGCACTTTCAAAAAAAAAGCAAAATGAAACAAAAATTGAAAAACAAAAATGGAAATTAAAAAAACTGGAATGGAAGTTTGAAAAAACAAAACAATCACAGGAACCATTGCAGAAGGCAATTAATAAAATTGTAAGATTAATTGATGAAGATGAAACATGTATTGCCAGACCTTTTGAAGAAACATCTGCATATGATGCCGGACATGTTTACAGTGTTGGTTCACATCCATCATTAAGGTATCACTTATGGAATATTCATAAACAATCTGTAAAATCAAACAAACATTTAGGTGGTGAACAACTTTTGATGTTGGAAGGAATTGAAAACAGGTATGGAATAGAAATCAGAAATTATGTTGAATCTTTGCCAAAACTTTATCCAATATTAAAACTTTCAATTGATGAAAAATATTCAGCATTAAAAAAGGCAAATAAATTGATAAAAGAAATTGAAAGTGGTAAAAAATATACCAGAAATGAAGCAAATGAATATCTTCAGATTTATATTAATTATTGAAAAATAATATATTACAATAAATAAATAATATATTTGTAGATGCGAAACATAAAATACATTGTTATTCATTGCACTGCAACACCACAAAATACAAACATTAATTCAATAAAAAATTATTGGAAGAATGTTTTGAAGTGGAAAAATGTTGGATACCATTACATTATTAAACCAGATGGTAGGGTAATTCAATTGGAAAGTATAGAAAATCAAACAAATGGTGTAAAGGGTTATAATTCGGAATCAATTCATTTATCATACATTGGTGGTGAAAAAAAAGACAACAGAACATTGCAACAAAAGGAATCAATTTTGATTCTTTTGCAAAGTTTGAAAGGTCTTTATCCAAATGCAACAATTTTAGGACATCGTGATTTCCCAAATGTGAATAAAGCATGTCCACAGTTTGATGCAATAAACGAATACAAAAACATTTAAATAAATATAATATGAAACAGGAAATTTATAGACTGGAAGTTGAACAGGCATTATCAGATCAAACATCTGAAAATGGACATCAATTGGTTGAATTGTTTGCACAAATTGAAGACCTTATTTTCATGGGCAAAAAGGATCCACAACCATTAAAATGGCATCAGGTAAAGAGAATGTACAAACTGGCAGAATCATGTGTGAAGATTGTACTGTTATTAATCCCATATTTAAGGGTAATTATAAAGTGGGTAAAGTAAAAAAACCACAACAATTAATATGTGCAGGATGCAACAAACAGATTTATGATGTCTTCATCAAAACCATTGCATCACAAAAATATTATTGCAACAGAGATTGTTTGATAAAATATCATTTTAATGGTTTAGATCCACAGATTCCACGATAATAAATTTTATAAAAAATAATATATATGGAAAATTTAATATTTTTTGTTTTTGGTGTATGTACATCATTTTTTATTATAGGGTTAATATTTATAGTAAAAACATATAATAAAATTAAATTATGTTTATCAGAAATTGACCAAATATATGATATTCAAGAAGAATCAGAAAGGAATATTATTTTAATGGAAGAAAGAATAAAACAGGACATTGAAAGTATATATAAACAAACAGATACTGAAATATTGAACATCCATAATACAATGGATAAAAGATTTGTTGAAACAATCAATAAATTGACAAATCAACACAATTACAAAAATTATTCAACAATTTGCTGATGAAATTCAAAATAGGGGATAAAGCATTCAAACCAAATGGATATAAATTTCCATGCACAATTGTTTCAGTGTTTAAAAATACATCCGGACAAATCAGGATTGTTGCAGAAATGGAAGAAAATGGTATGTTGCATATATTCAATGAAAACCAATTGGAACATTCACCAGAATGATTACAAATTAAAATGTGTTCTAATAACACCCAAAATTGATTAGAGATTATTAGAAAAACTTTTAGAACATGGGCAAGAATAATTAATTAATCATGATCAAACAGGCAAAAAATTAAACAATGGATAAACATATAAATTCTGTTGTAAATAAAATACTTCAAAGATCATTGAAGGGGGAAGAAAAATATGGAACCAATTTGGAAAGAAAAGATTTATCAACATTAGATTGGTTGATTCATGCGCAAGAAGAAGCAATGGATATTGCAAATTATCTTGAAGTGTTAATTCAAAAGGAAAAAGAAAACAGTGTAAAAACAGTGTGATATGGCAAAAAATACATCTGGATTAAAACCATTTGAAAAAGGAATATCAGGGAATCCAAATGGAAGACCTGAAGGAACAAAAAACAGATCAACAATTGTAAAGAAATGGTTGGAAGTTATTGAAGAAACAACCAATTCAATTACAAAGGAAAAGGAAGATCTTTCACAACAGGATCAAATTGTATTAGCATTAATAAAGAAGGCAAAAAAAGGTGATGTTGCTGCATTCAAGGAATTAATGGATTCAGCACATGGTAAAATAGTGGATCAAAAGGATATTACATCAAATGGAAATACATTTAGTATTCCAGTGATTAAATGGATTGGCGAATCAGAACATGAATGAAGTAGTTATACATAATACATTCAAACCATTGTACACAACAAACAAAAGATACATTTTGATTACCGGTGGAAGGGGTTCATTGAAATCAACAACAGTACATGATTTTGCAGTACGATTAACATATGAATCAGGTCATGGAATACTATTTACAAGGTACACAATGGCATCTGCTGAAAAATCAATTATACCTGAATTCAAAATCACATTGGAAAAATTAAATTGTTTAAATGATTTCAATTTGACCAGAACAGGAGCAATAAATAAAAAGACAGGATCATTTATTCATTTTTCGGGAATCAAAACTTCATCTGGTGATCAAACTGCAAACCTGAAATCAATATCAGGAATTACATGTTGGATAAATGAAGAAGGTGAAGATTTCAGATCTGAAAAAATATTTGATGATATTGATAATTCAATCAGAACATCAGGGTTGCAAAACAGGGTAATATGGATTCAAAATCCAACCACAAAAGAACATTTCATTTATCAAAAATTCATAAAGGATTACAACAGAAAAATAAAGGTTCAAAATTATGATGTGACTGTATCAACACATCCAGATGTTGAACATATTCACACAACGTATAAATTGGCAGAAAATTTTGGATACCTTTCTTCATCATGGTTGAAAAAGGCAGAGCATTTCAGGCAAGTTGCAGAATCATCAGACAACAAATACAGATCAAATTATTATTACACATATATAGGTGGTTGGTATGAAAAGGCAGATGGTGTTGTATTTCCAAATTGGGAAGAAGGTGAATTCAATGATAAAATTCCATTCTGTTATACATTAGATTGGGGTTATTCACCGGATCCTTTAGCACTTGGAAAAATTGCAGTAGATCAAAGGAACAAAATCATTTATGTAAAAGAATTGATATATGAAACTGAATTAAATGATGTATCAATTGCGCTTATTGAAGCAGGAGTTAAAAAAAATGAATTGATTGTCTGTGATACCAATGAACCACGAACCAGAAGTATATTGATACAAAAAGGTTTTAACATACAACAGGCAAATAAAAACAGAATTGTGGATGATGTCAGGAATATAAATCAATACCAAATAATTGTTGATCCGGCATCAAACAATTTTAAAACAGAATTAAACAATTACATCTGGAATGATAAAAAGGCATCAATTCCAATTGGTGAATATAATCATTTACTGGATGGTATGCGTTATGGATTCAACCGTTTGAATGCAAAACCAGTTTTTAGTAGACAAATATTTGAAGATTTCACAATTTAAAAACAAAACAATGGCAAATCAATTTTTTCAAACACAGGTAAATTTTTCCAAATTAGCAAAGTATGTTGAAGAAAACAAAGATAAACTTTACACAAATAAAGATGGTGAATCCTTTGTTTCTTTAAATGTATGGATCAATGAACAACCAGATCAATTTGGCAATCTTGGAAGTGTGCAGATAAACACACCAAAGGATCAAAAAAAGATTTACATTGGAAATTTTAAAGACAAAAAAGATAAAATACCATTCTAATGGCAATACAGGATTTGGTTAATAAATACACTGCAATTTTAAATGATCTTCCAAAAGAAAGGGAAAAGATTGCATTAACCATTGCAAATGAAGGTAAAGCACTTGCAGCATCCAGAATACAAAATGAAGGTATTAATTCTGATGGTCAGAAAATGCCATTGTACAGTAAAAAGGCATTGCCATTGAATTACTTTTCAAAATCAAACAATGCAGGTGCAGTTGAAAGATTTAAAAAGGATGTAAGCAAAGGCAAAACAATTTCTTCATATGAAAACTTCAGGAAATATCATGGAATGCCTGTGGACAAAAGAACCACAACATTCACCGGTGATATGTGGAAGGATGTTATTGTTGAAATAACAAAACAAACAAGTGATACAACTGAAGTAACTATCAATGCCAGAAGTGCAGCAAACCAAAAGAAAATCAATGTAAATTCAAAGATTGCAAAAACAAATATATTGGCATTGTCTGATGAAGAAATTGAATTCATCAATGAATCACATAAAGAAATGATTGAAGCATTTTTAAAAAAATATGATAAATGAAAGATAAAATTAACCAGTTGAATGAATTCATTGAAGAAACTGGAATATTTTCCAGATGGGGAAATTTGTGTGTAAACAAAACTGATAAAGGGATGCCTTATGGTATCGGCACCATTTCAGATTGTGCAGGGAACATTTATGGATATGATGAAAATCAACAGTGTTCCGGATACATGTATATCAATAATATAACTTCAAAACAACCAACAATAAAATCAATTGAACTGGATGTTGAAATGCATATCAATATTTATACACCACATAAACAGATTGGTGAAACAAACAATTACTTTATCAAACCATTGGAATTGATGGGTAAATTGTCACGGAAAAAATATGTTTGCAAGTTTGTAAACCAGACATCAAACAAATATTCATTTCAGGAAATTGCAACCATTGCAGTAAATTTAAGGGTATTTGTTCCATGTGATGACGTAATTTATAATGATCCGATATGTTGACAATAATATTTTATTCTTCAGTTTTATCAATTTGTTATTCAATTTTGATCAGGAATGGTGAATTATTACAGGTATTTGCAAGGTATGTGAACATGTCAAATTACAATCCATTGATCAAAAAACTGTTACTTTGTCCACATTGTGTTGCAGGGCAAATTGCATTGTGGCAATGTGTATATGAAAATGATAATTACATTGCCATCCCTGTTACAATCATATTTGTTTTTTACTTTATAACCATAATGCACAATGAAAAAAGGAATTGATTTTGATAAAAGGGTAATTCATGGCAAATCAGGAAAGATTTACAAAATAATGCCTGAAGATATTAGTGTTGGAAGATGGGCAGAATTTGAAATCAGGGGTTGGACGTTGGCATACAATACAGATTTTGAAACACTTTATAAAATGTTTGAATCTGTTGAAGATCATATAATGAATGGTAAACACAATGCACAGGGTAATGCACACAATGCATTGAAAGAAATTCAGGAATTTAAAAATGGAATGGTAAATTATCAGTTAAATAAAAGATCAAAGATTGTTGAATTTGTTTCATTGTTCACCACAGAAAAGGATGAAGATGTTTCAATTCACACTGAAGAACAAATCAGGAAAAAATATGATGATTGGGGACATATTCCAGTTGCTGATTTTTTTTTGTTATGCGCAAATGTAATACCATCATTCAAAGACATATTAATAAATACACTGCAAAACCAAAAAGAAAAGTTGCAGAGCGAAACGAACATGATATAAAGGATACATATGAACAAATGTGTATCAGTGCAGTGAAATATTCCGGTTACAATATTGAATACATAAAAAGAATGCCTTTTTTTAAATTTTTAGATTTATTTGAAACCATTAAAAACATGGCAGAAAAACAACACAATAAAACATGAAAAGGAATATTTTCCAACGAATGAACCAATGCCAGATTTACCAACATATTTTTTTTGGATATGTGCAGGGAAGGATGGAAGCAGGTGATACAATTTCTGTTACATTGATGGCATCTGAATTTTTAAAAAAATATCAGGTTGATGATATTGAAGAAAAAATATTACTGATAGGGTATTATAATTATTTTGATCGTTTTAAAGAATTCATAAAAGAAGGAAGGAAATAATCAAATGCAAAAAGCATTAAAAGCATCCATTAATTTTATATTTGTAAAAAAAAATATGCAATGTCTGATAATTTACATAAATTTTTGCAACAATCAATCAAAAGAAATAAACAAAATGATCTGTTGGAAAAGACAGTCAAAGATGCACAATACCAAAAAGCAATTTATACCGGTGAAGGGCAAAGATCAATTTTATTAAAATATCGTGAAAGGGAAACAGAAAATCAAAAAAATGATCGTGAAAGAATAACAATTTCCAGAACAAAACATATTGCACATCAGATTGAAAATGTTTTAAACCAATTGGATATAATGGATAAACCGGCAATATCGGTTATCCATGAAAATGATGAAGTGAAGGATGTTTTGGCAAAACATATTTATGATAATAATTTAAATAATCTTGCATTCAAATTTGTAAAGTATTACAATATTGTTGATGCAAATACATTTTTAGTTTGTGGTTATAATCGTTTTGGTGATATTGAATTCACACCATTAACCAGTGATTCAGTTTATGATTTTTATATTGTAAATGACCGGATCAAATGGGTAATTTTTCAGGTTGAAAGAAAAGAAGGTCAAAAAACTGTTTATGATTATAAATTATATCATGAAAATGGAATTATTTCATACAACAATAAATTGGGAAGTGAACCAACTGAAGAAACATACGGTGATTATTATGTGACCAATATAGAAACTCAAAGAATGTTTGCCTTTCGTTTGGGTTATCTTCATGATTCAGTTACAAATTTCAAAACTTGTGTTTCAATTTTGGATTGTGCCAGTGTTCTTTTCAAATCATTAATATGGCAGGGTTCAGATTTAGATATTGACATTGCAAAGCATGGAATCATAAAACAGTTTGCATATGCGCAAAGATGTAATTATGAATCCATTGATGATAAAAATGGAAGAATGTATTGTGAAAATGGCATGTTGTATGTCAATGGCATGTCAAACATTGAAAATGCAAATTGTCCAAAATGCCATGGAACCGGTTTGATGATGCACACTTCCAATCAGGATGTGATAAAATTTCCAATGCCACATGAAGGTGAAACTGGGTTAAAATTAAATGAATTGACACACACAGTTTTTTTGCCGGATTCAATATTGGATGCAAAAAAACAATATATTGCTGAAATAAAAGATGAAATCATTAAAACAATATTCAATGCATCCATTGTAACAAAAGATGAAATTGCTGCAACTGCAACAGAAAAGGTAATTGATCTTCAGGGTATATATGCAACATTAAACATTTTAGGCAAACAGGTATCTGAATGCTTCATCTGGATGGTTGAATGTATATCTGAATTGATGGAATATGAAAATGTTGAAGTGGTTCATGGTTACACATTGAATTTGAAATTGGAATCTGTTGAAACTTTGATGGAAAAAAGATCAAAGGCAATACAGGCAAATGCACCAATGGAAGTGATTAAATCAATTGATTTGGCAATTCTTCAGAAGCAACATATTGATACACCAAAATTCATCAACAGATATTCAATATGGGAAAAGTACAGACCATTTGCAGATAAATCAGATACTGTTGCACTTCAGATTTTATCTGGGTTATCACAGACAAATAAATACAAAATACTTTACAACTTTTTCGGGCAAATAAAACAGAACATAATTTCAAAATATGGTGATTCATTTTTTGATTATACAGATGATCAAAGGGATGCAATCATAAATGATGAAGTGGAAAAAATAAGGGTTGAAATTCAATCATCAGAACCATCCAGAATATCATTCAATGATACTTTTGATCAAAATATTGATGATCAAAATGATGATGAAGATGAAGATAATAATGATGATGTAAATGAATGATATTGATGAAATTCTGGAAAGGTTTTATAAATTAACTGATAACAGATTGTCAGGAATTGAAAGTTATTTTTATAAAATCATATATAATTACTTTGTTGATAATTTAGAAACAAAGCAAAATGTTATAAAATTAACTAACAAAAACATTGATACTGTAACTAAATTGAACAGTATTGATGAAAAAATGAAGGAACCATTATCTGGTTTTGGTGAATTTATTTTGAAAAGTATAATTTCATTGATCAATTTTACTGGATTATCAATGGAAAAATATGATGCAAGGGCAATCAGTGCATCACAATCTGTTCAAAAAAAGGTGGTTGATCATCTTGAAAAGAACATACAATTCAACAATAATCTGGAAGCAGTTTATGGTGAAATAAAACAGGATGCAATTTCTTTAATGTCAAAATATGAAGGTATATCATTATCTGAATTGCGTGAATATTTAAGGGATAAAATCACTGATAAAAGGATTGTGACAAAATATTACAACAGATGGACAGGTGATATTTATTCGCAATACCAAAGGGCAGCAGCCAATGAAATCAGAAAAGATTTGGGAATGAAATATGCCATGTATCAGGGTGGATTGATTGAAACTTCCAGACAGTTTTGTAAAGAAAGAAACAATAAACTGTTTTCTGAAGAAGAAATATTATCATGGCAATTTCTGAATTGGGATGGGAAACCATCAACTGGATACAATCCATTGTATGATTGTGGTGGGTATAATTGTCGGCACCGGTTGGATTGGGTATCTGAAGCATTTGCAAAATCATGGTTGAAACGAAATGGTGGATAATGTATAAATTCTTTACAAAAACAGATGGTTTACAAATTGCCATAGATATGGCAATGGTTATGATGGTTGAAGATATGGATGATTGCAGAATTTTAATCACACCATATTTTGAAGTTGAAGTGATTGAAACATTTGATCAAATTTTTGATATTTCTGGTTTTAAAATTAACTTAAATTGAAGATTGAATTTTCAAATTTAAATACACAATATGCCACAGAATACAAACTGAAAAAAGTGGTAAAAGAAGTTTTTATTTCTGAAGAAATTGAAACTGAAGTTGTGTATGAAAAGGATGATTTTAAATATTTAATTGAAGCATCATCAATTGGTGATGATAAAGAAGTTGGAATGATTGGGATCCAATGCGGAAACAATACATTTATGAGGATGGCAGTGATGAAACACAATGAAGGATCATTTGATTTAAAAAAATGCATTGCCAAAAAGAAAATCAACTTCAATGGCAAATTAGATTGTTTAATTAATAACCAGATCAACATCTTTAATTATGAAGCAGATACAACACAAACTGTTCAGGGTACAATTCAGCGACAAACATATACAAAAAGTGAATTGATTTATGTTGGTGAATATCAACAAGAAATTGAAGATATATATGATTTAAACAAAATGTTGTCTTTCATTGGAACATATCCTGATTATTCCAGTGATGGTTATTCAATTGAAACCATTCAATTAACTGTTCTGCCTGAATTTAACTATGAAACAGGTTTGGTAAACAATCAGATTCAGGAATATGGTGTTTATATTGGGCATAAGGTTGAAATCTTTGTTCAATATTCACGTTTATTTTCAAATATATCACTTGGATCTTCATGGGTTCCAATTCAATCAGGTGGGTTTTATTACAAATTTGAAGTAAACACTGATTGGAAGGCACCGGAAATTTATATAATTGATCAATTGAATCAATTTGGTGAAAAACCAAAATATGGATCTGTTGCGTTTTTAAAAGGAAGATACAGTGTATTTTCCAACACCACCATTTCAAACACTGTTCTTTTAAATGATATTTTGATTGATATATTTTCCTGCACTGGATTCAATTTTATCAGTAATTTTTTTGGAATCAATCCGGATGGATCCAATTCAAACACACCAGAATATATCTTTGCTGAAGATTTTTCCCATAAAATTAAAATTGTACAATCATATGATATAATCAGGGAATCAGCATTGGAAGATTCATTTGGTATATCAGGTGATATTGACACCAAAGAATTGTTATATGATTTGTGTACACTTTTCAATCTTGTAATTGTAACGTATTATGATACTTCAACCATCAGGATGGAACATATATCATATTTTTCTTCAAAAGGTATCAATCTTTTGACAAAGGATTATGAAATTGGTGAAATTGAATTAAACAGGGAACAGGTTGATGCTGAAAATTTCACAATGGCAGCAATAACACCAACAGAAGGATTTTATAAAGTGGAAGTAAAATATACTAATATTGATCTTTATAAAGAACCAAATGAAAAAAATTACAGTACAAAACTGATAATCACAGATTTAACCGGCACCATAAATAATAAAGATTATGAAAAGGATGAATATAAACCATTGTTTTACTTACTTTCAACTGATGGATCAAATGTAATTGGATTGAACACACCATTTTCAATGAAAAATTTATTTTCAACACTGCACCAATCAGGTAGATCAATGAAAAATGGTTTGGTAAATGGTGTTCAAACAACCTTTGATTCTTTTTCAATTGGCATGAAAACATCAATTAAATTCAATTCTTCAGTGAAATCATGGGAATTGATTGATCCATACATGTCTATTTTGACCGAATATGGAACATTTAGAATTGAAGATGTTGAAATTGATGATAAAAATATTATAACCTTAAATGTCAGCAAATGATAAATCTTGGGACATATCATTATTTCAGGTGGTATAAATCACCAGATGAAATTGAAACTGATTTAATAACCAATCTTTTTCAATTTGACATCATATTGACAGGATATGTTTCTGTTGAAATATATAATGCAAAATCAGGTGCATCATTTACTGGTTTTCAAACATCACATTTATGGTCATATAATGGACAAAACATAAAATCCACCAGAATCACATTCAATATGCAGAATGGGGTTCCGTATTATATGGTTGTTGATGATGAATTTTATTCAAACATTTTCATGAAAACTTCATGTGGTGAAATTCTTTCCACATCAAATTCATGTGCCAATATATACCATGATTGGATTGGGCAGGATCCATTGCCTGTATCATTGTATGAAACCATACAACTGGAACCATCATATTCTGAAGAAACTGTTTCTGTTGTTGGATTGTACGGTGAAATCAAAAAAACTGTAACACAAAAAATCAGGCACCGGATGAAATTCATTTCTGGAATGGGAATGATAAATATGTTGAATGGTGTTAAAAATAATGATACAAATACAATTAATGGTGTTTCAATTAAAAATATTGAATATGAAATTGAAGAAACATCAAATGAAGATTATGCAACATTTACTTTATCATATGAACTGGTTGAACAGTTTGAAAATGCAAATGATTGTTGTGAAATAATAAACATTGATGATATATTATCACCGGAAAACACTGGTGGTTCATGCACTGGATTCAGTGCGACAATCACAGAATCAAATGGAACATTATCAGTTAACATATTGAATCCACCAACAGGAACACCAACATATAAATGGTATTTAAATGGTGGATATTTTTCAGGTGCAAATTCTGTTTCAATAACTGATGCAGGTGATTACAGGGTTGATATTAAGGTTGCAGATTGTAAAACATCTGCATTTTATTACATTTCAGATCCATGTTCATCATTTTCAATTGATTTGTATACAACAGGAAATGAAATAAATGGTGATTTAAATAATCTTCCAGATGGTGAAACACCAGTTTATAATGTTGTTTTTGAAGGTGCAACTGTTGGAAGTGCATTGCCTTTTGCAGCAACAGAAACTGGAACATATTATGTTTATATCACAACAGAATCATGTAATGCTTCAAAAGGTATTTATGTAAAAATAGAAACTGAAGATTGTTCATTCACAGTTGATATTAATGAAGATGGTAATGAACTTGGTGCAATTACAGATGCATTATCACCAACATATTTTTGGGAAAAAGAAACAAAAGATGGAAGAATTCAGATTGGAACAACACCAATAATTACAATGAATGGAAAAGGAATATATTGGTTGACTGTAACAAATGGAACATGTACAAAAGAAACATATCTTTACAAAGAACCATCAACTGAAAATGTGGTTTGTGTTCTGGCAAAATCAACAGGATATCAATTTGATGTTTTTGAAATTGATTTATCTTCAATAACACAACCGGCATTTGAACTGGAAGTTTTTGTGAATGGAGTAAAACAAACATATGTATCTTCACCACCATCCGGAACAAATCAATATTCAATTTCAGCAACAAACAAACTGATTTTTAATCAATCATTACCTTTGAATAATGCAACAATTTTAATCAAACAAAAATGAGAATATTATTTTTATTAACCTTTTTAGTTAATGTTTTTTCAGGATTTTCACAGGGAATTGAACCATATCAAATCCAATACAGTAAGTATAAAGGTGGATTTTTACAGGCAAAAATTCCAATATATGATGATTCTGAACAGGATACTGTATATTATTATGCACATGTAGATTCAATTGTTTCAGGGATGGTGATTGATTCGGTGAAATATTTTTCAGATTCATTAAGAATTTACACAAATGATACAACATTTGTCACAGAAATTTTATCCAATCCAATTGATTCAATTAATTATCTGAATGATTCTTTGTATATATATACAACAGATCAAACATTTTCAACAGAAATAATTTCAGGTCAGGAATATGATTTGATTCCATATTCAATTGCCGGTGATACGGTTGGTTTTATCCTTTATAATTCAATGGATACTGTTATGATTATGGCAGGTGATTCATTGATTAGTGGAAACATTTCAATTTTGGATGGTTATGGTATTAATTCGATTTTGTCAGGTGATACACTTTATACAATTTCTGTTGATACTTCCAAAATTGCAACACAATATGATCTTTCAAATGTACAATCAACATTAACATTTAATGATGGGAACACTGTTGATTTCACCACAACAGGGAATACAATTACTGCTGAAGTAAAATCATCATCAATCGGATCCAATGAAATACAATCAACATCAGTGGTTGCAGGTAGTTATACAAATTCAAATATTACAGTTGATGCAGATGGAAGAATAACCAATGCATCAAATGGATCTGGTGGAACCATAACAGTAACAGATGGGAATACAATTGATTTCACTTTAACAGGCACTAATTTAACCGGTGAAGTGAAATTAAATTCAATTGATTCAACACACTTAAAACCAAATTCTGTAAAATCTTCAGAATTAGAAAACACAGGAGTTATTGCCGGAACATATGATCACGCAACATTAATTATTGATGCAGATGGAAGAATTACAGATGCAGCAGAACCATCATATACAATATTTGGTGCAAAAAGATTATTATCAGATGTTTCAACATCGTCAAGTGGATTTACAACATTAAATGATTTGAGTTTTCAAATAACACAGGCAGGTACATATGAAATCAGGGGTTTGTTGGCGTTCAGAACTGTTGCAACAACAACCGGTGTTATATTTGGACTATCTGCAACATCTGCAATGTCATTTGCAAATGGTTACATAATGGCATCGATTCAAAATAACAACACTGCTGAAAACAATACATTGGTTCGTTCAATCAATGCAATTGGAACAACACCAACACAAACGATTACAACAAGTGGTGTAAATCCAACAAATTCAGATCATTTTTTAACATTCCATATAATTTTTACATCATCTGGATCAAACACTTTAAATTTTAATATTGCTTCAGAAGTAAATGGATCACAAATAACAGTTGAAACAAATTCATATTATTTTACAACCAAAATCTGGTAAAATGATCAAATATATTATTGCAATAATTTTATTGGTTCCTTTTTTTGCAAATGCGCAAAACAAAATCATTATAAAGGTTCCATATCTTCCTGTATATCTTGGGGGTAATCCTGCACCGGCAATTGATAGCACACAATTGATTGCAGGGTATGGTGTATTAATTAATGAATCACCTGCAAATACATGGACAATAAAAAGTGATACAAACAAAGTTGCAACACTTTATGATTTGTCTTTGGTTGATCAATCATCAACAAATGAAATTCAGGTAATTGATACATTTCAAATCTTTAACATCAATCAATTAAGGTTATCAATATCACAGGATAATCAACCGGCAAAAGTTGTTACATTGCCATCAGGTGGATCAACAGAAACAGTTTCAGAAGGATATGGTATTAATGTTTCACAGGTTGGAAACAATTATACTGTTGCAGTGGATACATTGCAAATTGCCACAACATATGATTTAACACTGGTTGATCAATCATCAATAAATGAATTACAAACACTTTCAAATTCTGGAAATGTAAATACGCACACAATTACACTTTCAAATGGTGGTGGTAAATCAGTTTTAAAAGAAGGTGATAATATCACATTGACAACAAACATTGATACTGTAACCATTTCAGCAAATTTACCGGCAGGTTCAATTGATGGTACAGGTTTGGCAACCAGACCGGCATTTTGGCAAGATGCAAATACACTTACATATGATAATGAATTTGATTGGGACAATACCAATAAAAAATTGATTTTGGGAACAGGTTCTTCAAGACAATATAACAGATTTATTGCAACCGGAACACCGGCAAACAGTAATCCAATTGCAGTTTTTGAAAATAAATATACTGGTGTTGGAGCAACCAATGTTTCATTGTTTTTTGCAAATTCAACAAATTTGCAAACTGCTTTGAATGTTAATGGAAGCACATCTTCAACTTTGTTAAATTATACATTAAATTCAGGAACAGGAAATGTGATTGAACAAAGTTATGTTACAGGTATCAATTCAGATGCATATCATCAAGTTGGAAAATCTGGATCCGGTTTAATATGGAGTTATGGAATGAAACAATCATCTTCATATGCAGGAAGATTTACAATTAGTGAAGGTTCAGGTTTATCAAATACAACTGAAAGATTGTCAATTGGAATTGGTGGAATTGTTAGATTGAAATCATTAGATACTGATGCAACTGCACCTGTTACATCCGGAACCACAAAGATGGTAATCAGTGATGCAAATGGTGATCTTTCATTCACAAATATTCCAACAGGTGGTGGTAGTGGAATTGATTCAACAAACATAATTGGTGGATGGGGAATTGATGCAGTTGAATCACCTGCAAACACATTTAATATCATTGCAGATACAACACAAGTTGCAACACTTTATGATTTAACTTTATTGGATCAATCATCAACCAATGAATTACAAACACTTTCACATACAAATAATTCAACTTCACACACTGTTACACTTTCAAATTCTGGTGGATCATTAATATTAACAGAAGGAACAAATGTGAATTTGTCTTCAGTTGGAAACAATGTTACAATTTCATCAACTGGAACAACCGAAACATTGAATGAAGGGTATGGAATAAATATAAATCAAACCGGAAATAATTACAATGTTTCAGTTGACACTTTACAAGTTTCAACACCATATGATTTATCATTGGTTGATCAATCTGCAACCAATGAATTGCAGACATTGACAAATTCAAGTAATTCAACTTCACACACAGTTACATTATCAAATTCAGGTGGTAATGTAACATTTACAGAAGGTGCAAATATCACATTAACAACTGCCGGTAATAATGTCACAATTGCAGCAACATCAACAATTGGTTCTGCATCTGTATCAGAAGGATATGGAATTAATGTTGTCCAAAATGGAAGTGATTACAATGTTGCAGTTGATACAACACAGGTTGCAACACCATTTGATTTAACACAATTCATTACAGGTTCCGGAACATCAACCAGACCTGCATTTTGGACTGCATCAAAAAATCTTTCTTCAGATGCTGAATTTGATTGGGATAATACCAATAAAATTCTGAAACTTGGAACTGGTGCAACCAATACTGCACAAAAACTTTTAATATCATCTGTTCCTGTTGGTACTGCAAATTTGGCATCATTTGAACATCGTGGAAATGGGACAAATGCCAATTTGTTAGATCTTCGGCATGTTGGAACATCTTCAGAAATATCTTTAATTAGATCACAAGGATTTGGAACAAATGCAACTGTTTCTTTGCTTCAAAATAATGATACACAATTTGGATCATCCATATACAGGAATTTAATAAATTCTTCATTTGGTGATGCATATTATGTTGCAGGAAGAAGTGGTGTTGCTAACTGGTCATTTGGTTTTAAACAATCAGATTCATATGGTGGAAAATTTACATTGTCATATTCCAATAATCTTTCTTCAACCAATGAAATGTTTTCAATGTCAACAGGTGGAATTGCCAGAATCAAATCATTACAAACTGGATTAACTGCACCATCAACATCCGGAACCACAAAAATGGTAATTACTGATGCAAACGGTGATCTTTCTTTTGCCAATTTGCCATCTTCACAATTGACAGGTACAGGAAGTGCAAATTATATGACATACTGGCAATCAACAACAAATCTTTCTTCAACTGCAATTTCATATGGAACAAATTTTGTTGGATTGGGGTTTGGTGTGGTACCATCTTCAGTAACACATGCCATTCACATCAACAATGATGCATTGCGTTTGCAAGGTACTTCAACAATAATTGATAAATTCAATTCAGGTGGTGCATTAAATTATGTATTATCTGGAACCGGTGGGAATGGTGTTGAATGGAAATCATTATCTTCACTTGGTGTCGATATGTCAACATCAAATGAAATTCAGAATTTTTCATTTCAACCAAAAGTTGGATCATCAGTTGGTATTGCGGATGATCTTGGAAGTTCAACATATAAATTTACTGAAGGATCAAACATTTCATTAACCAGATCACCGGGAGGTCAGGAATTAATTATTGCTTCAACCGGTGGAACCACAGATTTAACATTCACCGGAACAACATCACCATACACATTGAATTCATCCAGTGGTTCAGATGTTACAATTACACAAGGCACAAATGTTTCATTAACAAGGGTTGCAAATGATTTACAGATTAATGCAGCAAATACAAATTTATCAGTAGGTGGTTCAAATTCAACATACACTTTTAATTCTTCAACAGGTAATGATGTTACAATCACCGGATTTAATGGTGTTTTACTTGGTAGTTTAACTCCACAAAATTTAGATATTGGATTAACTGGTAATGCATTGGCATTACATAATTTGCCAACAAATAACATTGGATTTGTAGTTAAAAATGCAACCGGTTCAAATTTTACAACCAGATTAATTGATAGTGGGGAAGGTATCATTGTACAAAACGCAAATGGATCAACAACAAATCCAACAATTCATCAAAGAAATGCCAAATTATTAACATTATATAGTGATGTTGCATCAACATATTCAAGTGCATCAACATTATCACAAAATTCAACAGGAAATATCAGAAATGGACAGGTGAATACTTTTACATATACCAGTTCACCTTTGGCAATAACAGTAAATGAAACAGGGACATATATTGTTAATTTTTCTGGAAATGTTAAAGCACAGTCAAGTGGTGGAAGTAATTATATTGCAATCCGGAAAAATGGGGTTATTGTTGCAGGTTCAAAAAGGTATGTTGAAAACACATTTTATCAAACTATTTCATATTCCAATTTTGCAATATCATGTTCTGCGAATGATGTCATTGATGTATATGTTGATCCAGTTAGTTACAATACAATTGTTGCTGATTATCAATTGACATTTCAAAAGGATATATGATTAATATACTGCAATTTATTTATATGTAATCAATAGGATTTAAATTTGTCACATGATACAAATATTATCACTTCCAACATCCAATCAACATCCAATAATTCGTGGTGATTCATGGGGTGGATTGAATGCAACAATCAGCATTAATTTAATACCTGTTGATTTAACAGGTGCATCAATTCGGATTCATTTATATCATAATTGTGGATCAAAAATTGAATTGTCAACAGGTGGAAATGGAATTACAATTACAGATGCAGTAAATGGTGTTTTTCAAATCAATTCAATATCCAGATTAGATTGGAAAGTTGGAAAACATGTTGGTGATGTTGAAGTTACATATCAAAACAATAACAGGATTACATATATGCAGTTACATATAAACGTAACTGATGATATTACAAAATGACAGATATAAATATACAGGTTGAAGAACCAATAATTCAATTAAATGTAACACCAGAAGGTGATCATGTTGATATTGTTATTCAGGAACAAATCAATGATATATTAATTGAATATTCAGAATCAACATCTGGATTGTCTGCATACCAAATTGCATTGGAAAATGGATTTGTTGGGACAGAACAGGAATGGTTGGATTCTTTAAAAGGTGATGCAGGGGAAGATGCATTATGGAATTTTACAGGTGCATATAATATTGGCGAATCATATTCAGTTGGTGATGTTGCAACATATGCCGGATCAACATGGTATCGAATTCATGCAAATGGTGGTAATGTAGGTGATACACCATCTGAAAATGCATTTTGGACATTGTTATCACAAAAGGGTGAACAGGGAATTCAAGGAATTCAGGGAATTCAAGGAATTCAAGGTGAAAAGGGTGATACAGGTGAAGGAATTGCAACCGGTGGATTAACAGGGCAGATATTAGCGAAACAAAGCAATACAGATTTTGATACAGTTTGGATTGATAATTATGCACCAAATATTGAACAATATGTAAAAAATGCAACAGGTTTACCTTTGTACAAAGGACAGGTTGTATATATTTCTGGCGCAACAGGTGATAATGCCACAGTTTCATTATCAATTGCAACGAATGAAGAACAATCATCAAAAACAATTGGATTACTAAAAACTGATATTGCAGTTGGTGAACATGGATATGTCATCACTGAAGGAATCATTGAAGGGATCAATACAAATGCAGGGAATGCAGGTGATTCAGTTTGGTTATCTGCAACTGTTGCAGGTGGAATTGTTTTTGGATTATCAAACAAACCAATTCAACCAAATCATTCTGTTTATCTTGGGGTTGTCATCAGGAAACAACAAAATAATGGCAAAATATATGTGAAAGTTCAAAACGGTTTTGAATTGAATGAACTTCACAATTGTTTAATTACAAATCCAATAAATGGCAATGTTCTTAAATACAATGGATCATTATGGATAAATTCATCATTAAATAAAAGTGATGTTGGTTTGTCCAATGTTGATAATGTTCAACAGATCCCATTATCACAAAAAGGTGCAATAAATGGTGTTGCAGAATTGGATGCAAGTGGTAAAATTCCATCTTCACAATTACCATCATATGTTGATGATGTAATTGAATATCCAACATTTGCCAATTTTCCAGTAATTGGATCATCTGGAATAATATACATTGCGATTGATACTGAATTAACATACAGATGGACTGGATCAATTTATGTTGAAATCAGTAAATCACTGGCAATTGGTGAAACTTCAAATACTGCATATCGTGGTGATCGTGGAAAAATTGCATATGATCATTCACAAACCACAGGTAATCCACATGGAACAATTATATCTGATATATCAGGATTGCAAAATATTCTGGACACAATACCAACTGAAACATCAGATTTAACAGAAAGCGCAAATCATAATTATGTAACTGATTCAGAAAAAACAACACTTCAGAATTTAAATTCAATTATATTTGATGAATCAATCATAACTGCATTAATATTTGGATAAATGAAAGATTTTTTAATTACAAATTATAAATTTAATAAAGGGGTTGTTGGATCCGGATACATTCAAATATTTGAAGATGATTTCAGAATTGACCGGTTGATTTCTGTAATTAACCAAACAAAAGGTATTGTTCTTTATGCAACCGGTTCACCGACATTGAAATTTGATTCAATTATTGATAACAAAGTTTTTTTTGGAATTGATACTTCATCAATGGATAACACTGATGTGTTGCAGGTGGTTTATAATTCATCAAATGCTTTGGCAGTAATTGCAGAAAATACAGATGAAAACATTGCACAATTAAGGCAATTAAATAGAATTTTATATAATAATGCAAATGCACATTATGCTGAAACAAACGCACAAAGGGTTTATATTACAGGTACAGGTGCAGCAGTTTCAGTTGTAGTTCAGGGTTCAACTGCATTACCAACACCAGTTTCTTCATTTTTGGGATTAACATATGAAGGATACATATGGAATCATTTTGGTTATTTATCAAACATTTCATATCGTTTATTGCGAAACAATATAATTTAAATATGGGGGCAAATTTTATAAAAGGTATTGATACACCAATTGCTGAATGGTTAGCACCATTGAATGCTGCACACAATTCATCAAATACAAAAATTACAGTTTGTGCAAATAAATATTTGCTACACGATCCAGAACAAAGCCGATACCATTACCATTTTTGGAATTCAAATACTTCACCAATTTTGAAGTATGACATTGAAACAGGTTCATACACCAATCCAAATATCAATTTTGTCAACAGTGGTGCAAATTCAGCAGTATATTGCCAGTCCAAAGGATACAAATCACATGTAATTTCAGCGACAAACAACACAATTACTGCTGCATTAATTACAGATAAAAAATTCATTGGAAAAAAAATTAAAATTATTGCAGGTAAAGGTAAAGGTCAACAAAGAATTATAAAATCATGCACAACAACAGTACATGATTCAGGAAGAACAACATCAGGAGCAAGTTTTGTTGGGTGTTCAAATAAATCGTGGCAAATTAATCAATGGAAAAATTATCAAGTGGAATTGGTTGGTGTTCCAAATTCAGGTGGAAAAATATCAGTAAATAAAATATTAATCAATGATTCCACAACTTTAAGTATAAATAATGCGAATTCTGTAACTTCATTGATTGAATTACAGGGTTTGTTTCAGGGTTCAGTTACTGTTTTGAGTAATACAAAATTTTTAATTACTTCACAAACTGCAATATTAAATGAAGATTGGGATATTGTTCCAGATTCTTCATCAATTTTTGAATTTGATTCAGGAGTTATTTATTTATTTAATTGTCAAACTTCATCTTCAACAATATCTTTTGGTAAATATGATATTGCTTCAGATGTATGGTATCAACTTCCAACAAATGGTGTTTTTGGCACACAAACGCCACATATGGGTAATTTGGCAATTGCAGATGAAATTTATAATTTACATTTAAGATCAAACGCAAATGTATTACCATCAATTCAATTGGATGAAATTAAAGATGGTAATTATACTTTTGAAATTGATCAATTTAAAGATAAATATGTATTTATTTACACTGGAAAAAATAAAGGTATAATTTCAAAAATTACTGGAAACACAATTGATACTTTAAAACTGGAAACAACATTACCAGATTCATGCGATGAAACTTCACAATATGAAATTATTGATCATGTATATAAATACAGTTCAATTTCATCAGTGGACACATTAAACATGATCGATATAACTTTTTCTTCAGCAAATTTTCTAAATAATGAATTAAAAAATATGGTTGTTGAAGTAATATATGGAACCGGTGCAGGTCAAAAATCCAAAATATTATCAAACACAAACAATACTGTAAAAATTCAAAATTTTAAAATTCCGATTGATGGTACTTCAATTTTATCAATTCATAATAATACAGATGAAATATATTTCAAATCATTTGCAAATATAAATGATGCAATTACAAAGGTAATCAATTGTGAAAACTTCATGATTACAGATGGAAGACCATATGAAAATGGTGTGTGGAATTCAATAAATGTAACAATACATCCAGATCAATATGGATTTAATATTTCATCAAATTCATTTTCATCAAATTTATTAACATGCACAACATCTGTAAATCATAATTTTAAAGTTGGTGATAAAGTTTATATTTCAGGTGATACAGGTTCTGCATCTGCAATTAATAATTCAGTAAATGGACATATTATTACGGCAGTTACAGGAACAACATTTACAATTAATACTGGTGCATCAGGTGCTGCAATGACAAGCACAGTAAATAATACAACTACATTTAAAATTCCAAATGCAAATTGGATACCAAATCAATGGACTGATAAATTATTCACATATTGTTCAAATGTTAATGCATATGCACAGGGGATTAATGGATACAACAGGATTTTATCAAATACAACCGATACAATTACACTTTCAGCACCATTATCTGCAACACAAAATTATTCACGTTATTCAATCCAACCTGCACCAAATGATGCATTTTTATCATTGGGATTGCCAATGGATACAGGTGGATATACACAGACATCTGGATCAGTTACAACAATCACAGATACTTCAAAAAACTGGATTGTAAATGAACATGTTGGTAAAATTTACAGATTATATCATCATTCATTAATTAATTCATCAGGACAAAGTGCAACAATTACATCAAATACATCAAATTCATTTACTTTTTCAACTGCATTAACTTCTGTTGCAAACACTGGATATATAATTGTTGACCAATATGGAGCAATAAACCAACAGGGAAGGGAAGTTGAAAGGTTAATTTATATTCATCCAAAAAAGAAACAATTTACAAAAGGAATATTTATATCAAATAATACTGCTGATTTCACAAGAATTTTAAATATTTCAAATGATAAAATTGAATATGTAAGAGAGGATTTTGGTTTAAATTCATTATGGGTAAATACATCACAAACATTGAATTTTTCATTTGCATATGATGGTGATGATTATATTTATTTATCGAATTGTCCATCATCTGTTGTTGTAAATATTTGGCGTTATAAAATTTCAACATCAAATTGGGAACAATTCGGAAGAACACCATTACCATCAACTGTTTCAACCAGTGTTGGTTGGCAAAATATTATCTGCATAGTTAAATATAATGGATATAAATGGTTGATTATTTCAAGATTATCAACTTCATCAACTGAAAGGGAATTGTGGCGTTTTTTATTACCTGATAATTAAATAAAATGACAATTGAATATTTAAAAATCGTATTAAATAACAGGTTTAAAACATTAACAGATTTAAAACATCAATCTGAAATGGTTGGTGATTTAGATATGATTTTAAAACTGGATTTGGAAATCAATGAATTGATTATAACTTTGAACAAATTAAACCAACCTGAACAATCATAATATTATTTAACCATGATTTGTTTTGGTTAATTTTGGGATCCATTTATTGGATCCCTTTTTTTAAAAAAAGTAAAACATGAATGAAATAAATCCAACCGATTTCATAAACATTTCACCATATAATGCCGGTGCATTTGGTGCATTGATTGTTATCTTAATTGCCATAGCACTGTATTTCAAAAAATTGGCAGAGGAAAAGCAACAACATATAAAAGAAATAATTGATAAAACGCATGAAATACAGGAAACGGTAAATTTAAAATTATCTGAAATTTCACTTCATTCACAGAATAAAGATGAAAGGATTATTGATCTTTTAAAGGACATTAAAACAAAATTGGATACAATCAGATGAAAAATTGTTTTTTAAATAGATTAAAAAGCATATTCAAATTTATATTCACCGGTAAAATTCAATCTGATTGCAATGAATTTTTAAAGGTTGAAATGAACAAAATTTCACAAAAAACAGAAGTGATTAAATCAATCAATTTATATAATCAAATGCAATTGCATGAAACAAAAAAATAAATATTATATATTTGCTTTATATTTTTAAACTTAAAAATTTACAAAAATGCCAGTAATCGGAAATGATGAATACACACCAACCGGTGCAGCCAATTGTGAAGATCAACTTTTGGCTACTGTTGGTAATACAGATTGTGCTAATGAAGGCACATTGGAATTAGCAGAAATTAACATTCTACATATGGATGAAAAATCTGCAACATTCGGAACACCAAAAAACCCAATCACACCATATACACTTGGAAGTGATAATGAAGCAGCAATTTTAACATGGCGTACTGCACACAGTAATACAGTTGCTTCAAAAGTTAGAACATATTATGGAACCGGTGAAAAGCCAGAACCAACAGAAACAACCATCACTTTGAGAAAAAATAAAGTGATTTCCTTGGGGACAAAGCACATGTTGAATTACACCATTCAGGTAATTGACAATGATACATATGATGCTTTAAGAGCATTACAGGCAAATAAAGGACAATTTCATACATGGTTTTGTACGGATTCATATTTGTATGGTGGTGATAATGGAATTATTTGTGATGTTGAAAAAGTTGTTTTCACAAAATCGGGTGGAAGGGGTGATGTTGCAAAATGTGTTATAACACTTTCATGGTCAGCAAAAGCAGATCCAGTAAGGGATGAACTTCCATATCAATAATCAAAATTTAATAAATCATGGCAAAATATTTTAATACAAAAACAGGAAGGATTGTCAATATAAAATCAATTGAAACACTTCCTGAAGACAATCAAAAAGATTTAAAACCAATCACTGAAGAAGTGAAAACACCGGAAGTAATTAAAATGAAAAAGAATGCCAAAGATTAAAAACAAATACACCGGCAAAATTTTGGAAGTTTCACATGAACAACTGGAAATTTTGAAATCAACAAATTTTCCAATGGAAATAATTGAAAATTCAAAACCAAAAAAACCAGAAGTTTTGATTGATACAGAAAAAAAAATTAAAGAAATTTTAAATACTGAATTTAAAAATTCTGAAGAATAACCAAAATATTTTTTATGAAATTGGAGTTTGTCGCTTCTTTACTCAAAAAAGAAGCATTGGAGTTACAAGATGCTTTGAATCTTGAATCTGGAACAGAAGTGATTCCGGAAGAAATTGCAAGGGATTTAATTGAAAATCATATTAAAGAATTATCTGTAAGCAAATTGTCTGAAGGTAAAAAACAGGCAGAAGGAATGATCAAACGTAAAGTTTTATCAGAAGCAGAAAAAAAGATAAAAGAAAAATTCGATGTTTCAGGTGAAACATATGAAGAACTTTTGGAATCTTTAAATGAAAAAATCCATTTGCAAACATCAAATGTTGGTGATCAATTCAAAAAGGAAAAGG